AAACTTCGGGTTACTCCCGGTCAAAGCAAGATTTATCAAATTCCTGCTTTCGTCCAATGGGGCGTGTTGCCGTTCATAAATGATATGAAAGCTTTGCTACAAAACTTTGTGAACACGTGGAAAGGCGAGATGCGCGAATATTCTTCGCGAGCTACCGCTACCGCTGTGTGCACACATGTACCTATACCATACGCTACCAGTGCTGAAGCAACTATAGTTATTAGTTCTCAGAGTGGTGCTACTGGTGTGTACAATGTAGCTGGACTCGACAATGCCGACAGGCTACTCGATACTATAGGGTTTCATCCAGACCTTAATACGGCCTGGGACTTGATTCCTTATACATTCCTAATAAATGATGCATTTGCCGTGGCAGATGCTTTAGATTCACTTTGGCCTCGAGGATGGGTTCGATCCATTCCGTTACACGGATGGTCTCACGCCAAACTCAACGCAACTGTGATTCATCACTTATTACCAGGACATCCTTATTCAATGACTCAGGATTTCTGTACTGTTGATTTCGAACTTTACTATCGTCAGCTGATGCATGGCAGTAACCTTGAACAGTTACCTCCACTTGCAACGCGGGCCGAATTCGCAAAGTTACCTTCAATGCGTACGATTTTGAATTCATTGTATCTGCTTTCATTGGCGATCTAATCGCTTTCGCTTTAAATCTCTTTCTTACTCACAGTGAACGGATTCTTATGGCTTTAGGTACACTTACTCTCAATTCTGGATCGTATACAGACCGTGACAATGGAAACTATGTACTTAGTACAATTGTTTTCCCTGATCCCGTCAAGAAACTCATGGTTCGGCCCGTCACCACATTAAAATCTGGTGATAACCGTATGAGTCTCGTATATATCCTTGAGAAAGACGTTACCCTGTCCTCTGGCGCAATCGTAAGGAAAACTGCTAGTGCAACCTTGATTATCGACTTTTCTAGCAACAATACAGCTGCTGAAGTCGATGCAATGGTTACGTGTCTAAGCGACGCGATTTCCACTACCACGTTTTCTTTGATTGCTCAGGGTTCAGTATAAGTTGTCTCCGCCTCCGGTTAACCTAAACAGTTAAGGAGCGCGGGATGATTACCCTTGAAAAATTGATGATTGCGGTCTCCAAAGACTGTGATATCGATACACAAACTACCCAATACTGCCTGAAGCGCTTACGCGCCGAAGGATCTCAGTTTTGGACGAAAACCTTACCTGAATTCAGTAAATTCATCTTAACCTCCCTTGAAAAGGGGCGTTTAGTTAAGTCTTCTTTTACTAAGTTGGCTTGGCAAGGCACGCTCCCCCTACATTTTCGGAGGTTAATTGTTCAAATGTTTGCGTACGGTGGTGCAGTCAAAGTGGACTTTGATCCACTTTGTTTGTGGCAGCTACGCCAATTTTGTGAGTACGTTTATAAACTAACAGTTCCGTTCGATGAGAAAACTCTCGAACAAGCTGAAGTTAAATTCGTACAAACTGAACAAGAATTGACTGATCGGCTTGACGTTCGCTATCTTGATCAATTACAAGATACATTTGTTGAACTTTTTCCCAGTCTAGTTAGACAATGAGCCTCAAGCTGGATCCGGAACCTTTTCCGAAAAAAATTCATACAAAAAAACGTATCGAACCAAACGGTCTCTTTTCGAAAAATACTCGCGAAAACCCATTAAAAAGGGTTCTAACGGTGTATTTTTATGTGAACCTAATGGTATTCTTATACCTCAACGTAAGGCAGCTCAATTGCTTAAAAAGCCGGAGTATCGCGCTTACGAGGAAGAGATACCATGGTTCGCACGAAAAGATTTAGATTATTCTTACCCAGGTGATTTTGAGCACTTCAAAAAAGCGCTTACACCAAAGGTATTTAATCTTAAACCTGTTTGTGGGGATGACCCAGAGTATTCTGAGGTTCTCTTTGTCCCTAAGGACTCAAGGGGACCTAGAACAATCGTTCGTGAGCCTTTCTTGAAATTACGAGCTTCGTCTTCTTTTTTCTTTTGGTTAACTTCCAAACTGGAAAAAGAGACTAATAATCGTATTAATTTCAAGGATCAGATGATCAACAGAGATCTTGCATATCAAGCGTCTAAGACGCGCGAATATGCTACACTTGATCTTAAGGATGCATCCGATCGTGTGAGACTTGACGTTGCAAAACACGTCTTTGCTCATTCACCAGCCATAATGTTTTTCCTTAATCGTCGTTCGAAACAAGCAAAACTGCCTGTTTCTAAAAAGATGATAGGACTTAACAAAGTTGCTGGTATGGGTTCATATCTCACTTTTCCAACGATGGCG